CATTATCTACAAGTTTTTTGTGGATACTAAATGCAGTTAATGTCATAGGCTCATCTGTACCAAACCAATCATTCCTTGCTGCCCATGCACTTGCTTTAGGGTCAGGCGGTGGAGGCGTATTTGCTAACTGCTGTTGTTGATATGGGGTTGGTTGTTGTGGCTGTTGAGCTATTTGCTCTCTTTGCGTTTTAACTTGCGCTAATCGCTCTGAATGAACACCTAACTCACCAAGTTTACCTTGTGCCTCTACCTGTGCATCAATATCACCCCGATCAATAGCTTCTTTTAATGTAGCTTTCCAAAGCTCTTTTTCAGCCGTAACTCTATTTTCAAACTCTGAAACATACGAGCTATCTAAAGTATTTGCATTTTTGCGGAGATCATCAAGCTCTTTTTTAGTTGCTTGTGCAAAATCAAGTGCTGCTTTTTCGCGTCGCTCTGACTCGCGCATCTTTGCCGTAAGTTTATTTATACGTTTTTGTACGCCCTCACTATACTGTTCTAGTTCGTCTGTACTTTTTTGTTCTGGTTGCTCATCAACAACCTCAACATTATCTTGTTGCTCCGAGAGGTCTACTTCTACATTTTCCTCTTCTGCACCCTCTTCAAACTCGATTTCTTGTTGTACTTCAGCGTCTGCCATTTTTCACTCCGTGCTAATAATGTAAAATATCATCAGGGTCAGTTATACGAGCTAAGATTTCATCATCATTTAGAAGACGAACCTCACCTCCTTCTATTTTAAACCGACTACCTGCATACCGTCCAAAAATAACCCAATCGCCTTTTTTGCACCAAGGCTCTGAGTTTTCACCAAACTTATCTGCATCTAGATAAGCAAGAGGCCCTACTTTCAGCACGTAACCACAAACAGTTCCTAATGCTTCTTTTTCTCTAACCTCTGTTGGTAATAAAATACCACCATCTGTTTGTTTTTTACCTTGATATGGTAGTAATAAAATTCGCCACCCTGTAGGTTCTGGCAATCTACTCATAGCAGTATCTGTAATTTTTGAAGGGTCTAAAAAACGATCTTCAGCACGAACGTATGCTTCTTCTAGTACACCTATTTTTTGTTTTGTTTTTGGGGGTTCTTTAGGCTTTTTATCCACATAATGATCGGGGACCAATAGTGTTTTACTCATCATCTTCCACCTTTTCTAGCAGGTCTCTAAGATCCTGTTCTGTTATTGCAAGTTCCGCGAGTTTTGCGCGGAGTTCCTTGAATGCAGTAAAATCTGGTACAGGGCCATGACATATGGCATCAACTACCACATCTTTCCGTTCGCGGATATTCTTCAACATTTTTTCGTATATGTAAAGTTCTGACATTACATTAACTCAAAATGTGGGCCATCTATAAATGGTCGTTTACCCTCCCCCCTACGAATATCGATATAATTCATCATTGCTTCTTCCATTGTACCTTCCCATGCAGCTATGTTTGCTGTAGTCCAAGCACCGCCCCAACGGACAGCGGCATTACATTCCCGAGCAGCTTCTGCCATAGCATCCGCTACTTCATCATAAACATTTATTTCCCAGGAAGCCCGACCATCAATATATGCCATCAGATCTACTGCTTTACCTTCTAAATGTTTAGATTTCATCGTTTTTGTTGCACCTTTCGCAAACAAAGATTGTTGCTCTTCTAATGTTCTTCTACCACAAATAACGCCAAAATCAACTGTAGTCACAGTAATCGCTTTTTTAACAACTTTGACTAAAAGGCTATTTACACCCTCTAATCGCTCATTACTTCTTGTTGATAACATAAACATTATTTAGATATCCCCTTGTACTTCTCAAAACTTCTGAGGCCACCTAACCCTAACATCCCCATCAGTACAGGCATCATTTCACCTAGATCGAGTGCAGGTAGCGCAACGAGATAATCTAATTGTGCTAATGTAAAAATCATTATTGGATGCACAACATAATTATATGCCATCGCTACGCCACACGTCCAACCGATAAACGGACGCCATCCTGCTACAAAAATGTTACGACTTTGCGCCTCTGCTTTGTTTATTTCAAGCTGGCCTTTTGCAAGCTCTTGGGCATGGCGTTCTGCCATCGTAGATATTTCATGGGCAAGTTTATTCTTTTGGTCTTTATCTTCTATAAATTTATCAAGCAGTCCTGTAACAGGTTGGACTAACGAGCCTAATAAATTTATCATTTTTTATTCGCCCAAGTGCTAAATCCCATATACGCACCGCACAAACTAGCAAGAGCAAAATACATAGAACTAATTAATCCGCTCAACGCAGTTACTCTTGCTTCAGGAACAATAGGCGTACACATGAGTATTGTAATACAAACCATCAATGCAAAAGCGCAAATAGCCATGTACCTCTGCGTTTCTTGTTTATCATGGGCATCACTGGCTTGTTCTTCTTCAATAGAAATTTTGCCATCCCCATCATAATCTTTTGCTGGATTCATCATGCTCTTTTCTTCCCATTTTTACGATTTCTGCTTCCTAATCCTTTAAAATCTGCACCAGTTATTTTGTTTCTCGGTGGACGGACTGCTGCTATTTTCTTTTGTTTAGGGGATAATTTTTTTACAGCCATTACACACTCCTCTTTTTAGGTCTTGCTTTTCTTATTTGGTTTTTTCCTGCTTTTGCTATAGCTGCTTGTTTTGGTTTACCTCCGTATTTACTGCGCTGTTCTAATACAGTTAATATTTGTATTTTCCTAGCAAAAGGTTTTTTTATCTTTTTTACTTTTGCAACTGTTGCTCTAGCATCGGCAGGAGTAGCATACTTTATCCTGACAGTATCTCTAGGATTTTCATCAGTGTAAAGCCTTCTGCCACTTTTAGGAGGCTTTTTTCCTGTTCCTACCCTTGGGTCTCGCTTTGCTCTGGACAACTTTACTATATCCTTTTTTCTGGTCTTTTAATATTTTAGTTAAAGTTTTTGCTTGGCCCCTATGTGATTTAGACGCTTTGTTTAAACTTTTTATTACTTTCCGCAACGGCTTAGTATAATGAGGCATCAGTGCTAACCTTACGTTTTTTTCTTTTTACTTTTGCCTTTACCTAACAAATCAGAATCTGCTTTACGAGCACCACCTTTACCCGAAACAAAACTTTTTACTCTGCCCATAGCCCACGCATGTTGCGAGGTTTTAGGTCTACTACCAGAAGAAAAGTATGCACCTAATCCTCTTTTGTAAACTTTATCTAATGTGCTTTTAGAAAACCTTCCAGCTCCTGGGATAGAACTATACTTACCAGAACTTTTTTTAGCAGCGGGTTTTTTTGCAGTAGCCATTATGATTTACTCCTTTGCTTACTAATTCGCTCCATCATAGCAGGGGTCAGTTTGCCTTGCCTATACAGTTTCGCAGTCCTTTTAATCTCAGCTTCCCTTGCTTTAGGGTTTTTTGCACCTCGCACATATACTTGTGGCACACCCTTTTTAGTCTTAGGTACTTTTTTAAATTTTCTTTTTGCGGGAGCTTTTGCCATTCTTTTTCTTCCTATTATCAGAGTACAAATTATCAAAAGTAGTAACAGGGTCTAAGTAAGATTCATGGCCCTCTGCAGAATGTACCCATTGCGATGGTGCAAAATTAGGAGCGCCCTCGCCTGTACGCCAAAGAGCTGGACTAGTCGCTCGCACTCTATTATTCGGCAATGCTACAAAATTACCAGTCCACTCACCTGCATCCGTAAGGTAAATTACATGGGATTGTTTATGTTGGGCAGGATCATCTGCTATATCATTACCTGTGTAATCTACAGTAAACATGTATTTACCAGTGTAAAACTCACCATCTATTTTACATATCCACGGTGATGAGCTTACACGATCCATAATAACAACACTATGGTCTCTAGATTCACAATCCCAAGGCTGGCATAAATGATCTAACATTGGCTCGGGCCATTCTTGCAAAGGTATATCTGCAACTAATGCTTCTATTGGCATCCTTGCCCACATAGCACCGCCATGTACATTTTCGCCTGTTTCCTCTAACTCTTCACAACCTGTAAATACAACCTGAAAACTTAACGACCTATCAGGTATTGTATTTACCGCAAAAGCCACTGCATGAAGATACTCGCCATGATAATCCATGTGGTTACAAGTAAACTCCCTCCGCACCCAACAATTAAAGTGCGGAACATTACTAATCAAATAAGGCATAAACCATTAACCTCTAGTGTTTGCATTTCTTTGCAAAGCAATCCTAGCTCTCATTTGTGCAATATCCTCTGTACTGTTTATCCTATCTTGGCCTAATTGGAATTGTTGCTGTTGCCGTTGTTGATCTAAAGCTAACTTTCTTTGGTCTGTTTGCTGGTCAGCTAACATTTCCTGTTCACGCAATGCTAACTCTTGTTGCTTGATCTTGACAAGTGGGTCTTCTTCTTGTGCTGGTGGCATTGATTGTTGGAACTGTGCAATTAATTGTGCTTGCGTTTGAGCAATCATACCTTCTACTTGTTCTGGCGAAACTTGTTGTCCCTGCATTTGTTGCTGTACAACTATCCTAGCTTTTAAACCAAGATGTTCGTAAATATGTTTTTCTAGTAATATGGCTACAGGTGGTTGCATTTGAGCAACCCTACTATTGATGTATGCTAAATGCACTGCAATATGAGCATCATGATCTTGCTCTGGGTAAGCTTGTAATTTACCCTGCCCATTAGCCACATTACTCGTTTCCATATTCTCCATTGTTGGATCCATGGGGCGTTGCTCAGGTTCAGGTTTTAATATTTGGTCAATATTATTAACACCCAAAGCCTCATACACACGGTGATATGCTTCATACAAATTGTGCATATCGGGCGCAGCAACCGCTAATTTGAGCTGTTCTTGTGCTAATACAACCCTTTGCGACATACTAAAAATATTTGGGTCACTTACTGGCAAGATATCTATCCTACCATCAAAATCCGAACTTTTTATTTGTGCATCAGCTCCTGCATTGTATGGATAAGGCCGTGGATCTTGTGCAAATAAAGCACCTAACATTTTTAATTCTTGTTTTAATGATGCATGTAATCGTTTATGCACTGCAGAAACTATACGGCTACCTCTTTCAAGTAAGGCAATAGTTGTACCAACAGGCATTTCTTGGTTACCCTGACCAACACCCATATCAGTCGTACCAATAAACCGTTGTGCGGCATCAACAACAAAACCCATTAACTGAAACAGTGTTCCACTAGGCTCTTTATACGGTAATGGCATTAAAGATGCTTTTAAATCACCTCCTGGAACATCAACATCTCTAAATTCTCCTGGATTTAGTGGGCTTTGCTCATCTGCAATCCGCAAACCACGAGCTTTAAATCCTGCTGGCATATTTGCCAATGTGCCAGAGTCAATTAACTGCCGTAAATTAGCTGTTGCCGTCCTAGATAAATTACCAAGCAGATGTATTAGCCCAAAACCGTAAAAACCTAATCCTGGAGTAAATTTATATTGCACAAAATGCTGAATTTTATCTTTATTTGGGTCATTTTGTAAGTAATTACGCCTAATTGACAATACTTCACCTGTATCTTTGCATACAGTTGCTATATATGGCAGTTTTAAACCAGAAGTTTCGCCATCTTCACGTTTATCTGCGTACTCTTCTAGATCTAAAAAACAATGACATTCAAGCAATGTAAATTGATCATCATTATATGAAGGGCTTATACCCTCAATATCATCATAAGCAGTCTGCACATCATCTGTTTCTGGCGATGCACTGCTCTCACTATCCATTTCCATGTAAAAACCAGATAGTTGTAGCTTTTTTAACTCATTTTTTGATATTTTTATTACATGAGTTATCCGCTCTGCAGATTGTAAATCAGTTGCAATGTACGGAACAATCACATCTTCGGCTGGCACAAACTTACTTACTGGCCTATCTAGCATTTCATCGCGGTATATTTTCTTAAATGCACTCCCTGCTAACCCTAAGTAATATAACATCTGGTCAAACTCAGGCTCATACTCTTCCATCTCATACATAAGCTGGTAATTCATGTATGTTTGTACTCGTTGAGCCTGTTGCTCTGTTTCGGGTGTTGGTATACCAATAATATTTGCTCGTACTGGCCCTTGGCTTGGCAACATTTCTTTATATGCTGAGGCCTGAAACTGTGTAACAGCCTCATTTAATAACGGATGTATTACACCAGTAGCACCCTCAAAAGGCTCAGTACGTGTTTCATACCGCATACCAAGCAAATCTAATCCCTTAATATAAGTATCTTCCCAATCACTACGGCTACTTTTATCTTCTTCTACTGTAGAAGTTACATAACTCGCAACTTCAGCTAATGTGGTATCTTTTAAACCTTCTGCTAAATTATCGTAAAAATTTGCAGGCTCCTCACCAAATACCTGCTCATCCATACCTGCGGTTATTTCTACACCGCCATCATCATCTTCTACGATTTCTATCTCACCTTGGAAAAAATCATTCTCTTGGTTAAGCAAATCCTCTTCTTCAAAACTTAAATCAGAAACTGGTGCCTGTATTAAAGCGCGATCTACATTGTTTGCTTTAGGAGATAATGCCATTAATAGTAACTCCTTACTCTTGGGGGTGCCTCTTCATCTTCATAATCTTCTGGGTGCTGTATAAAACCACCCTCTCTAAATCTTCGCAACGCCTGTGTTACCGTATCAACATAATCATCATGCTCTCCAGCAGGAAACGCCGCACACTCCTCAATCACCTCTTCCGACCAACGAGTATCTGGCGCCCATACTAATCCTGATTCGAGTAATGGTGCAATAGAATTTACTCGCGTATATTTATCATTACCTCTAGAAGGACTATAATTCTGCACCGGAATACCCATATTACGCAATTCTTGGGTTAATGGCATACCCGAAGCCTTTGCCTCAATTAATACACATTCCGGATCCCAATACTTATATTCCTCTAATGCTTTACGTCGTAACTCAGGAAAATCCCACCTACCTCTCTGGGCATCAACCAGTAATATATTTGCTGGCGCTCCATCATACGGATAAAATACTCCCCACGTTGTTATAGCACTATAATCCGCTGACTCTTTTTTACTATACGCTGTATCATAAGATTGCATTACATAATCTAAATGCGGTAACTCCTCTTTCTCCCACTCCTGCCACCAATCACGTTTAAGTATCGCAGCTCCCTCACTCGTCGGGTTTTGCTGCCACTGCGCTTCCCACTTACCTACCGATAAACTTCCCTTAACCGCTAATAAATCTTCCTTCTTCCAATACTCAGGCCATAATGGTTCATTCGACTCTGGCATTAATGCAGGAAACTCAACAACTTCCCACTTATCTGCTAATATATCTCGTGCTTGTTGACGCAACAGCTTACCCGTCAAATCATTCTCAGCCCAACGAGTCATAATAATTACTATACTCCCTCCAGGCTGTAATCGCTGACGGGGGCCAGATGTATACCACTCATAAGCATGTTCCAACGCTGTGGGCGATAACGCATCTTGTTCAGAATGAGGATCATCAATAATTAATAAATCCGCACCACGGCCCGTTACCGCTCCACCAACTCCAGCCGCAAAATATTCACCACCCTTTGATGTCTCCCATCTACCAGCAGCTTGGCTATCTGCTCGTAACTCAACATCAAATATACCTCGATACTCATCAGTATTCATTAAATTTCTTGTTTTACGTCCAAACCTAAATGCCAACTCTGCCGTATGCGTTGTCTGCATAATCTTTAATGTTGGCTTCCTACCCATTAACCACGAAGGCAATAAATAACTACCAAACTCACTCTTCGTATGTCGGGGGGGCATATTCACAATTAACCGTTTTAAATCACCAGAAGCTAATCGGTTAAACTTCTCCGCCATTATTCCATGGTGGCGTCCATTTACAAACTCAGGCCACACCATCTGGCAATACGTCATAAAATCACTACGCGCTGACTCCGCCTTAGTTAAATAACTCGCTCGGTCTAATAATGTAGCAAACTTTTTTAAATGTTCCTCGGGAACATGCTCCAACTCACTAACCATATTTTCTTATATATCGAAAATTTTTCAAGGACAATGAACCTATAATCAATACTAACAAAAAGGGGGGGTACGTCAACGAACTTGACTTTCCAGTAATATGTTTTTGGATAATGTTGAATCGTGCGAAACAGGGTAAATGGTGCTACGTATACCACCATTTTTGTCTCAGGGGGGCCGCAAAAGTTGGCATGGTTTTTGCCCAGCCAAAATTTAGGGGTACCTTGGCAAACTAGTTGCCTAGCTAATAGTTGCTTAGGCAACTAAATAGGCACAAAAAAAGGCGGGGCAATTTTGCCCCGCCAAAAACCCTTAGGCTTTTACAGTTTGCGGCTGTACTACAAGCTGTACTTGTGGCACGCCCCAAGTATTAGCGTTGCGGCTAAACCCGCCGTTAAGCAATGCCAACAAAACTATTGGCTTGGTTTTGCTTTGCCCACCGCTGGGTATACCCATTGTAGTTGGCTTGGCCCAGTTTGCGGGTAAATGCCCCGCACTTGTTGCGGCATTTAACCATTGGCCTAAAGTAAGCTGGCCGTTTAATGCGTGCCAAAGCATTGTTTGGCGTACGCCATAAATGCTTTGCAGGCCAGTAGGGCTGGCAGGGTTTGGTGTTGCACCTACCATAAAACCGCCAAGCGTTTTGCATGGGGCCTTACCGCCTTTGCCCATTGTAAAGCTGGCAAAGGTAACGCCCTTGCATGGCACTATGGCAACATTGTTAGCATTGCCGCCAGCTTTAGTGTTTATAAACGTTTGCACTGCGGCGTAGTTAAATGCGCCAGTGCTAGTTAACAATGGCCCTTTTAAAACCGCGCCAGTTGTTACTTGGTTGGTAGGTGTTACTTGCTTATTTGCTTTTACCATTTTTTAAACCCTTTTTAATGGTGGGGCGCTAGCCCCGTTGTGCCGTTATTGGCATAATTAATATATAATGTATTGCACATTATATGTAAACCCCAATAATGCATTTTTTTAAACTTTTTTTATCACGGCATTTTTGGCCCTTGCCCGCGACAAGATTTGATTTGATTTGACTTGACGTGATATATGTGTACGTACCTATATCAATAACGATCGTACACGCTCACGCTCTCTCTCGTCGTAATCTTAATCTCAACTGTAATCGTAAAACATTGCCAATAAACAAACGACAATAAGACAAATCACAAATACCATTGGTCAATACCTTTGCTAGTTAAACAATGGTTACTGTATACACTGCCACAATGGTCTGTTGTTGTCGTTTGTTGTATTTTTTGCTCTCGTCAATTATTGATCGTCCCCGATCAAGGTTGATCAATAACGATCAATATTGATCAATATATATATCATCATCAATCATTATCTATTGTCCTCTCTCCGTCGTAATCGTCTCTCTGTCGTAATCTCGGTCGTAATCTTGATTTGATTTGAGATGAGACGATGATGAAAGAATATGATTGATGACGCCATGCCAATCAAACGGAGAACCACAATACCAGTCAGGTTCCAATGGTGCATGGCCCTTGGTCTCTCCCATCTTAATCGCTCTTTCTCCCCCAAATATATTTAGGGTAGAGGACGAAGGATGATGAACCAAGTTATAAACTTGACCTTTATTCATAAAATATCTGGTTTGCCACGCGATTTGATGCGGACGCAGTGCGATACTTTTTAGTGACTTTAACCTGTGGACTTTAAGTTCAAGCCAAAAACTTGTTCCATCAATTATGCCATGTAGGTCGGGTATCCCTGGAGTCGCCCAAGACTCTAAGCGTGTCCAAAACACGCCTAGGTCTTGAGTCCCCTCCCTTAACTTATGCCAAAGTTTACTCTCTGGCTTGCTAGTCATGGCTTGCACCTACCCTTGCTGACTCTACCAATTTGGCACAGTCTGGACATTCAACAACATGGCTACGCAATGGCGATGCTTGGCGT